TGTGTTCTGTCTGGTTCGTATGGTGTCCTTTTTGATGGTTTAGATAATTTTTGTGCTGCTTGTTCTGAACTAACTTTACTTACCATCCAACTCTTATTACCAATACTTCCAGCAATACCACCAAACGCTGTACCTATTAACGAACCCAAGGCAAGACCTCGTTTAACATTTTGTGGGTCTATATGCCCTTTAAAAGTTAAGTCATGTAATGCTTCATAAACTCCACCATAAGTAGCACCCTCAACACCCCTACCTATACCAGCCTGTACTCTTGAGTTTTGCATAAATCTACCCAATGTCTGTACATACTTAGGCTGCATCCTTGAGGCTTGTGCTGCCATGTTTACTGCTGTAGTAGTCATTCCACTAGCCATTTTTGGTATTCTAAGATAACCTAGCATCAAATATTGTGGGTCTTTCCGTAACATTCCAAAAAGACTACCTAATGTATACATAGGATTATCGGTAGCCATATCATAAAATGCACCCAATCCTTCTAATACACTTAATTCTTCTGGCTCATAACCATATTTTTGTTGTACTTGTGATATGTCTTTTTCATTATTGTCGTAAGCAAAGTGCATATCATTTGTAAATTCATTTAAGACAGCAAGGTTAGCTTCATTATCTGCTTGTTCACCCTCGGTTAATTCTCCAACTTTACCTATATCTTCATAATATTTAGCTAAAGCAATAGAATCATAGATGCCAATCATGTTCCCCCATTCTTCAAGTTCTTGTTGAAACCATCTATCTTTTTCTTCATCTTCTGTGCCAGTAAGTTTTTGACCCCATCTGTATATTTGAGATTTAACATCAGCATCTCCTGCCCAGAAGCCACCCATTTCTTTATACTTGGGAGCAACCTCTTGGTAGTATTTAATAGCAGCTTGTTTTTGTGCTTCAGACTTATTCTTGTCTATGGCAACATAACCAATACCTTGTACAAATACACTAGACATTAAGCAAGTTCCAAGCCTGTAGCATCTGTCATTGGTAGTATCTGTCCACCTACATCTCCAAGCATTTCTTCAAACCACATTTGCGAGTCTGGTTGGCTAAAAGCACTAGAGTTCATAACAGCTTTATCACCATATGTTTCTTGTAAATTGTAATACATTATTTGTTGTGTAAGATTTAAAGCCCTTTCAATTTTTCCTTCGCCCTCAAAAAATGAAGCATCTATTATTGCTTGTAATTCCTTAAAAATTTTCTCATGTTCATCTGGTTTGTTGTTTAAAATTTCTTGTGCTTGTAATTGAGCAGCCTCTAACTCTTCTGCTGAAGCATTTGATGCTGTAGTAACTTGTTGTGTATCTTCTAAACTACTATCAATATTTTGGTCGTTTACAACTGTTGTACCACCAGAAGGGTCAGATATTCTTACATTATCGTCTAAGAATTTAGTCATCCTATTAGAACCCCTAGTCTTAGACCACTTTTTAAATGCTGCTATTAGTAATGTTTCATTAGATAATAAGTTATTAATCTCACCTATAGTCATAGTTTTATCTCGAGAGATTGCATTACGAAATGCTTTAAATTGATTTTCTAATTCTGTTTTAGCATTGGATTTTCTCTTATCATATTGTTCTTGTGTAATATTAGCACCACCAACCCACAATCCACTACTTTTTGAACCAATCTTCCAAGGTATTTTTACTTCTTCACCATCAACCATTTCTGTTGGTAGATTATAATCTAAATAAGATTCTAAAAATTCATCACTTAATACGCTTGAAGTAAGTCCAAAACTAATTTGGTCAAGCAAATCTTTACTAGGTGTAGTAAGTTCTATTGCAGTTAAAGATTTACTTGTTTCAACTTGTTGTAATTGCATAGCAGATTCTCTTACTTTCATAGCCATATCTCCAAAACCATTCGTTGATAGGTCGGTAGCAAGTGCCATTAGTTTCTCTGGTGTATCTGGATTTGGATGTTTCTTTTGAAGTGCCTCAAGTAAATTCTGTCTTTGCATCATTGGACTAGCTTGTGTTAGCATAGTATTTAAAGGTGTACCTCCTCCAGCAGCTTGATAATAGGTACTTGCTTGACCCATACCATAGGGTGAAAGTTGCCCGAATGAATGAGCCTCTCCTATCATCGCATCATTTAGTGATGCTTGTGTACTATATTTATCTCCAAACATTCCACTTAAATCGCCATAACCATAATTTGCCATTCTTTATCTCCTATCCAAAAAGTCCACCAAGCAGTCCACCACCACCACCACCACCAAGAAGCATATCCCAAATACCTTGTTTTTGTTTAGCTTTACCCATACTTTGTGCTGCTTGTTGTCCAAATATATTTCTTGAAGCACCACTAACACCCTCTACATTTCCAATATGAGTTCCTTGTCCTTGCAATCTACCTAAATCTGCCCATGGTACTTGTAGACCACCCATAGCAGTTGCAGTTGATAAATCCTGCTGACCTCTGGCTCTTTCCATATCCAACATACTTTGTGATTGTGCCATAGCATCAGCAAAGTCTTGAGCATTAGAGCGTTGTATTGATTCTTCTACTTGACCATATATTCCAGAACCACCAGTTGAACCCAACATGCCTTTGGCTGCTAATGCCTCCATTGTTTGATTTCTTAAATCTTCTTGTGCTGGTTGTTTAAGTGCTAAATTCTGGTCATATAAATATTGTTGCATTTCGTATGGGTCAGCACCCATAGCAGACACTCTATCTGCCGACAGTCCAGAACGAGCAAGTAGGGCATCATATTGTGCTTGTAACTCTGGTGATAACTTTTGCGTTATCATCTTGTTTTCGTAGTCTACATCAGTAGTGCCTATTGTACCAGTAGTAGAATAACCAGCAGTCATCTCTCCAATCTTATCCATAAGAGCCATCTGTCTATCGTAATCTTGCCAAGCAAAACCTACACCATCACCACCATCTCTACTACCACCTAAAGGGATTTTCATAGTTCCAGTTTTCCTTGGACTACCATGGTCAAATTTCCATCCTTTTGTGCCATCTCTGTTTATTACATTAGCACGATTTTTATTACCATAAGCTGCTAATTGGTAACCTGCATCATTTTTACTTTGTGCCATTTCTATCTCCTATTATGCTGTGCGTTTCCACATGTAAACTGTTACTGATGGTTGTAAGTTGTTGTGTGCTCCACCACCACCTGTTGCACCTGAATTTATGGTTGATGCTGTAACATATCCCATACTGTTTGCACCAACAGTTACACTTCCTACACTACCAACATCATGAGTATGAGATGGCATTTCACCAATAGTTAGTGTATGTGTTTCAGCACCAAGTTCTTCATCTAATGTATCAAATGTTCCACTAGATTCTTTACCTACTAATACTCTACCTTCACCATAAGCCACCCAAGTTCCCATACCTAATAAGGTAGCTGGGTTTGTAGAAACTGCCATATTAAAATATATAGAACCTACTGGATATACTAAAGCATTTATAATTGCTGCTGTTACTTCTACTTCGGCTGCAATTGCTGCTGTTACAAAAGCTGTTGTTGCTAGTTGTGTTGTATTAGTTCCTGCTACTGCTGTTGGTGCTAATGGTGTTCCTGTTAAAGTTTCTGAGGCTATATCAGCCTTTGAATTAAGTGCTGTTTGTATTGTTGTAAATTCAGAATTAAAGTCTGCACCAGAGATTACTTTCCCAGCATCACTATCTGAGAGAGCATCCTTTCCAGACCAAGATACTGCTAATGTATAATCACTCATCGTATTTTCCCTTCTTTAGATATAATTGATAAATTTTGAATTGAAGCATCATAACCATTGCTACTAATACTTAGATTCAGTTTTAAGTGTTTCGCACTTCCTGTTAATGCTGTTCTATATTCTTTTAATCCATAAATAGGAGCATAGGTAGAATTACTAGGATGTAATGTTGCATCGTGTGTATGTGTAACTGTTGTTGTTCCATACCTAGATGTAGTTGCACCCCATAATGAAGTAGTACCACCTGTCGCTGGGTTTAGATTTATTGATGTTATAGTAGAGGGATTTATACTAAAGTCCTTATACCATTTTAAATAAAGTATTGCACCAGAACCACCATCTAAAACTAATATCATATTTTTTAATAATGCAGCCGACATTGTTTGTCCTAAAGGAATCCATGTAGAAGCTATATCGCTTGTGAATGAAGCATTAGTATAAGATACTCCAGAATCCCAAGCTAAATCTGTATCAAAATATCCTTCATATCCAGCGATACCACCATCCTTTTGTCCTACAAGTAACCCACTATATAATTCTGTATAAGCCATAGATGCAGGTTCTCTATCAAGATTAAAAGACCAAGTTGTTATTCTTGGTGTATTAAGAGGTGTCCTATGTTTAAAATCAAACACATAATTAATGTTTTCATCTATAAAACTCAAAATATAGACACTTTCATTCTCTACATATACAGACTTTACATTTGTACTTTGACTAATATTCCTAATAAGAGTATCTTTTATTTGTAAAGACATTTCTTGCATTGGTAGTTTGTCTTTTTCTGCTGTACGAGCAAATGAACGCAATCCAGTATCAGATAAGAAAACTAAATCATCTGCAATAGCCTGTACTGTATCTCTACTTACACATCCAATCCCTTTAATTACCTCATTAAGTGCTAATGTTCCACCAGCATGAGGATTATCATATACTGCAATATTATTTTTTCCAAATATAATTAGTTGTCCATAGAATGGTGCTATTGCAACTATCTCATCCGTTCCCCATACTGTTTTTAAATCAATATAACCCGAACCTGTGCCTGTCCAATCATCGCCATCTAGTAAAACTGAGTAATAAAGAACATCTTTGGCTTCCGTAATTCCCCCACACCAGAGTTTTCCATAGAAACCCATACCACAACTAGGGTCAAATGTGGTAACTCCAGCAGGTTT